CATCCTGGGCTGTGCAGAGCATCTCGTCGGCTGGCATCGGTCAATCACTTCTTCGCGGGCTTCTCGAGCTCCTCACTGACCGCCAGCAGCACCGGCCACGTGTTGGGCGGCACCTTGGCCACGCTCGACGAGATCATCTGACCCCAGGTCGTGGAGTCATAACCTTGCTGCGCGGCTGGCGCCTTGAAGTGAGGAGCGAGCTTGGTGATCTCGGCCGCGATCTGGGCGACGGAGAGGCATTCCTCGGTAGCCTTGGGATGAGCGTCTGCCATCTATCAAGTCCCTTCTGAGATTGGAGGGTCATTGATCAATCGATAAGCGGATTGCCGAAGCTGCCGGGGCGACCCGAGTAACGGCCTGGAACGCCGAGCATGTACCAAACGCTGATGGTTGCGGCGGTCGCATTGCCGACACTGACCGAGTAGCTTGTGAAGCCATTCGAGACGTCAAGGGCGTTCGAGAAGATCGGGATTGCATACATCCCGTTCTTGTTCGCCGTGGCGTCCGTCGTGAACGTGTTGGAAACTGCGATGATCGGAGCCCCGAAATTCACGCTCACCGAATCATCGATCGACGAGAAGTATTGCGTGAACGGGATAAGCTTGCTGCCGGTGCCCGCGACGGCCGTTGCCTGGAGCAAACCGATCGCCGAGCCGACGACGCCTGACGCGCCGTTCTTGAACGCGATGAGGGCGGTCACGCCCCCGTAATACTTCAGGCTGACCCACCTGGTGGTGGCAGCCGCAGGAACGACCGGCTGCAAGGCCACAACCGGCACGTATTGATCCGGAAACCTCGTGCCGCCAGTCATATGGTCATCTCCTTTTAGTTTGACCCGGCTTTGCGGTCAGGTTCTTGTCGAGTTGAGAGTCACGATCGACGACACGACTTTCGAGCCCTTGTAGGGCGTGAGCGGATTGTTGTCGTATGGCTGACCGTCGAACCGCAGCCGCCATTTGAAGACATCCTCGTCATAGTCGAACCGAAGATGCATCGACATAAACGACTCAATTCCACCCTTGGTTATGCAGGCGTAACCATCGGTGGCGAAGGCGATGAGATCGCCTGAGGTGCCGAGCGATTCGCACTGCTCCAAGATGATCGCCGGGCGGCCCATCAGGTTGAAACCGTTGTTCGCCTGATTCGGCGTGAAGATTGCCACGCCGGCAGCGGTACCCGTCGGCATGTACAGCTTGAGGAGCTGCGGTTCGCAGTCCTGATTGTAGAGCCACACCAGCGAGCCCCGCTGGCCCGCGATGATCCTGGCGTACATGTCCAGAACATTCTGGTAGACGATCGTGTTGGCGCCTTGAGCGGCGACCGCTGGGACATCGATGCGCGAGCCCGACTTCAGAATGCCGACTGGCATCCCATCACCTTGCCCCCGGACGATCGCATCGTTGATCTTGAAGTTGATTTCGCGTGGCGCCTTGGTCATCAAGTAGCTTTGCAGGGCAATCGCAGAGTCCGCGAGCAACTCCTCAGTGACCGGCGTCATCACGATCAGCTTGTTGAGCCGCAATTGGATCTTGCGGAATTGGGCCTTGGTGCTCGTGTACTGATTGGCTTCCGCCGTCCAGTACCCGAGGATACCGCCCTGACGACTGCCATCCGCCCGGCTGTCTTCGTAAAGGGCCGGGATGTCGAGATTGTTTCCCGCAACCGGGATGGGGTTGAGGTAGTCCAGCATCTGATTCATCGCGACCATGCGCTCATAAATCTGAGCGGAATAGGCTGGCGGTACCAGCAGGCCGCCGTCCGGATCGCTCGACTCGAACATGCCGGTTGGAGCCTTCTGCTGAAGGTCGATCCAGTCCTTGTTCGAGAGGGCGGCCTCTGCATCGGGTGCGTCGCTTCGCTTGTTAGCCTTGATTTGACACCAGGCGAAGTGACCGAGCGATTTGTAACCGCCTGTCATGCGGCGACGTTCAAGCTCGCTCTCGCCTGTCTGGAGCTGGGCGAATTCCAGGCCGCTGCCGGCCTTGGCGCTGCCGTTATTCGAGCCACGCCCGTTGAAGGGCATCTTGCGGACCGGTTCGCGGGCCCAGGATGCCGCTTTGGCGTTCCGGCCCTTGAGCTCCATGATGTGATCGAGCATCTTCTGACGCTCGTCGATCTGCCTGCCGATCGCATCCGCGTGGTCGAAAAGCTTCTCAGCCTTCACCAACGACTCGTCAGGCGGATTGGGGTTGTCGAGTAGGGTCTTGGCTTCGGTGTGAGCTGCTGTCCATTGCTGGCGTAGCTCGACCAAGACCGAATCGGTGTCGGTCATGAGAAGCGCTCCGAATTGTCAATGATGCTGGGATCTAACCCTGTGCCTTATGGGCACACGTGGCGACTACGCCCCATGAGGGCACGCCTACGCAGCTCGATCGCGTAGGCTTTACGAGCCTTTCCCTTAGCGACTTCTTCTTCGTCAAGTTCCTCCTCGTCGGCTTCATCCTCAGCCTCTTCGTCCTCTTCGTCCTCGGGAGCCTGGTCGTCCTTCTCCTCGTCCTCTTCGGCCACGTTGCCGTCGTTGCGGGCGTCAACGCTCTGCTGCTGGCCCGAGGTGAAGTTCTTGACGCACCTGTCCATGTCTTCTCCCATTGCCTTGCAGGCCGTCGCCAGGCCCTTGAACGCCTTGGAGTGAGAGTCGAGCGTATCGGCATGAGCGACCAGCGACTTCGCCATACCGCGAAGCTTCTCGACGTCCTCCCCATCGGCCTTGTAGCTGCCCTTGGTCTTCAGCCCCGGGAAGAGTGCCTTCCGGAGAGTGTCGACCAACGTTGCTTCGCTCACTTCAGCCTCACTTTCTGGATTGGTGCTCTCCGGTTGGAACGATTTGATAGACTGGACTTCGGCCATCGGATTCGATGGAAGGTTGACGAACGACGCTTCGTAGATCGAAAGGGCCTTGATATGACGGATCGACCGCCCGAGCTCATCCCGCTCGAAGCTTTCATCATCGGTCACATAACCAAGGCTACACTTGACGCCCTTTCCCGCCGCCATTCGTTCGCGCACGACCGTCCTGACTTCCTGGGCGAGTGGCGTCGAGTGGAAGCGTCCGGTGACAAGCAAGCCCGTTGCGTCTTGCGTTGCAGCATCGATTACAGCGATGGGAAGCCCCGCCTGATCGTGGTTGAGTGCGATCCAACCGTCCTTGACGAACTCATCAAGGTTCTGGAATGAGTTCGGCTCGATCACATCGCCCTGGCGATCGACGTTGCCGAAGATCGCAGCGTAAAGGCTGAATGAGCCAGCCTCATCGAGCTGTTTCACTTCGACATCGAACGTTTTATGCGGGAGCATTGCGTGTACGCAAATAGGTGCGGAAGATCTGCCGGCCCTGCTGATCGTATTCCGCGATCTCGGTCATCCCATCTGGATAGTGGAACGTGAGCGTGTAAGCTCCGCCATGCTCGGTCGGGCCTTCTTCTCTGATCGGTTCCTTAGCCTTCATAGTGCGGGTCAGTCATCAGGCGATTGATCACCCGGAATCGCTCGGGGAATTGCTTGGCGAGCTTCTCGCGGTCCATGTACCACATCTCAACGGCGGTCGCGAAGTCCTCCGCTGGGGTCGTCTTGCCATACTCGCTGACTGGCTTCTCATGGGTGTGAGTGATCACGCGGCTGAAGTCACCGCCGGGATTCGTCGAGCCATAGATTTGCTTTGCCAGGTTGTGAGCTGTCTCGTGCGCGAGGATCCTGGGCGTGATCGGCTCGCCACCATAGACAACGATCTCGCCGTTGCCGCCGGTCGCCGCGGCATTGGGCCTGTTTTTGTCAGACTGGCCGGTGAAATAGACTGCCCTCGTCGCATCGAGCAACCGCTGCGGCAGTGGTCCCTTGGCTGTCAGGAAGAGCGAATTCCAGATCGAGGTAACAACCGCTGAAGCCTTCTCCGGCTCGCCCGAGAAGTGCCAGGGAAGCCCTTGAACCGTGATCGTCTGGAAGGCTTCGGGCTGCGCCATGTTGTGAGCCGCAATCGTCGGACCTGGCATCGCGTACTTGTCGACGAGCTCGGCAATCTTCGCCGTTTGCTCCTCGTGAGGCATGTACCGCGTCGTCGGCACTGCTCGCGCAAGGGCTTGGTCGAAGCTCAAAACGTGCTGCGGAATCGTTGGCTTCGTCGGCAGCTTGGGCGGACGATAAGCGCCCGGATACCGCGTCTCGTACGGAGCAGCTCCCCATGCTTCTGATTCTCGTAGGATCTCTTGCTCTTCGTCGCTCAGCTTGCCGAGCGTTTCGTCAGCCTGTTCATCGGTGAGCGGCTCGGGCTGAATCAAGGTGTGAGCGTGAGGCAGGAGCTTGGCTTCAGGATCGTCGGCGAAGATGGGCTCCAGGCTACATTCGCAGTTGGGGTGCGCGGGAGGGTGATAGATCTGGTTGTACGTCGGATTCTTCCCATGCACAGCAAACGGCTTATCGATCGGCGTCACCGGGTTGTCACGGACGATGACAAGGCAGATTTGAGGGCAGGCATCCGAGGATGCGACCCACTTCCATCCGACGACGACCCCTGATTGCTTGCCCATCTCCACCTGGGCCGCGTGGCGGGCTCGCACTGACTCAGTCTTAGCGATCTGTCGGGCTTTCCACGTCTCTGCTCCGTCGAAGACTTGCTGGACCCGCTTCGTGAGCTGCGGGAGAGTGTCGCCACGGTCAACGATGCCCTTGGCTAACTCATCACGAAGCTGATCCAGTGCATCGTGCAGATCGAGGGAGGTGCTCTCATTGGTCGATTGGGCGAACGCCAGGGCCGCGCCTTGGATCTTGGCAGCCGTATGCGGATTGGTGACCGACCATTCGTCAGGATCGAGCCCGATGCGACTGGCGAACTGCGTACCAGCCTGATCCCACATGAGGGATATCACCGGCGTCATCTGCGTCGCCAAGGCCCGAGCCCCGAGCTTGAACTGATCCCACATCGGGAACACGCCCGGCAGATCGTCGCCGAGGCGTTGTGTCTCATCCTTGATCCAACCAAGTACGGCCGATCGTTGCTGGCGTAAGTGCTCGACGACCGCACGGCGGAACTGCTCGAGTAGCGATATCTTCCGAGGTCGGCGGCGGCCGGTCCCGCCTGCCCTCTGGTCTTTCCTTTGGAGAATCAGGGCCATTGATGCTTGTGCGTCAGACCGTTCGTAATCCGCTTTGCGAGCCCATTCAAGGCTGGAGCCCCGCTCGGCTCCTGTCCCGGCAGCATGTCGCCCAGGCCGCCCATCGCAGCGCCGGGCTCGGTGCCGGGGAAGTAACGATCGCCATCGTCCACCGGTTCCCTGCCGACCATCTCGCGGGCTTCATTGAGCGTACAGACGCCCGCCTTGAAATCTTCACGAGCCCGGCCGTGAACGGCGTCGAGCGCCTCTTGAAGCTCCTGAATGTTCGAGTAGTCGTATTCGATCACGAACCTATTCGGGTCGATGTCGAACTCGGGCAGGAGCTGCCAACGCAAGGCCTCGGAGACAAGCTCCTGGATCGAGACGATCGTGCCCCAGCTCGTGCGGTTGGCTTCCGCAAGGTTGGCGTAAGTCTTCTGAGGATCGGGCAGGCCCAGGCTCATCGCCGCTACACCCATCGACGCCGCGATGCGGGCGATGGCGTTCAAGGGCAGCTTATCGAGCGCAAGCTTCTCGGGCGAGAAGCCCATCTCCTGGAGCTTGTATCGCCCGCCCATCACGACCGGCGAGCCGATGTAGTCGTTCGAGGTGTTATCCTCGAATCGCTTCTTGATGCGGTCGACGTCTTCGACGCTCGGCCGCAGCGTGTCTTGATCCGGAATGATCGCGTAGCTCGGTACACCTGAGTTCCGCAGGAGGGCCGCGCAATAGCTCGATTCCAGGTTCACCGTACAAGCTTCGCGAATGCACGCCCGGACCGCCGAGAGGCCCAGTCGCTCGTTCCGGGGGTCGATACCATCCCTGATGTGGATGACGTCTTCCGCTGGGAGGGAATAGTTCCCTTGGTCGAGCCAGACGCGGTAACCGTTGACGTATTCACTTCCGTCATCGGGCCACTTGGGGAAAATGCGATAATGTGGAACCCACCACAGCTCGGACAGTCGGCCGACGCGATCCCGCACCTTATAGACATATGCATTCCCATCACATTTGAGAGATAAGCCGATCGCCTTCTCCAGCGTACGCCGATTGTAATGAGGATTGGGTCGATTCCAGAGATCATTCACCGGTGAGTTCGGAACCGGGATATAATCCCCATTGCGGGCAATCTTCGCAACGTGCATAAGGGGCCTGGGGAATCG